ATGTCAATACGCTCAATGAGTGTCTTTTAGAGGCAAGAAGCGAATACGATGATCTGAAGTGGGTTATCGCAGACCTTGTGAAGGACGCGCGAAATGGCAAAGTAAAGCAGTCAGAGATACTTGACGAACTCGGCGACAGGCTTGAGCAGTACTGCGGGATTTACATTGACGAGGAGATCAAGAATGATTGAAATAGGTTTTGCTGTCATGCTGATCATGCTGGCATTCTTCATAGGGCTTTTTCTTGGAGCTGTTGTGCTAGGACTGGCTATGGCAGCATCAAGAGAAGATGATTCAAGAGGACGGTGATTTTGTTGCACTTTGAAAACGAACGGGAGCTGCTTGGATATCTATCAACTTATCGTGAATATTACTACGAGCTTATAGAGATCGAGCATGAAATAGGTATTCATTCTCCAGCGCTGAAGAGCGATGGAGGAGCAGGACATTCGAGCAAGATTTCTCAGTACAATCGTAATATCGAGCGGCGGAACGAGATAGAGTCATATATGAGTGATATCGTAAGTGTTGTTGAGAAGCTTCATCATGTTGACAATCTCAGCTATGTCATCATGTATCACAAATTCATTCGCATGATGTCTCTTGAAGACATCTCATCAATGATGCACTACTCCATGTCAAGTGTTGCTCATAAGTACTATCCTGAGGCAAAAAAGAAATTGCTTGAATTATGCAAGTAATTGCATACGATTGCATTTACTAACAAAATGAATCTGTATTATTATGTTATCGTGGTATTGCATATGATTAATAATTGCAATCCAGTAAGGAGCCGAGAAGGCTCCTTTGTTACAAATAAAGAAGTCAAGGAATAATGGTTCTTTTTTGTTTTATGTGTATATATATTTTAGTGACTGTTAATGTCGCTTTTTGTTTTGAGGCAATAGGTATGACAACTAATCCGCGATATTCAAATGGATCAAAGAGAAGAAAGAACCGTGCAAGAATCAAGGCACTGGGATTGCCGTGTGGGATATGTGGTGGAAAGCTTGGACCTATACATTACGATGAGCCAAGTGATTACAGACATCCTCTTTCATTTGTAGTAGACGAGATAAAGCCAGTGTCGCGCTGGAAGGAATTTGGGTATGCTTCAGCCAGGGCTTGTGCAGAGGACTTCGACAACCTTCAGCCAGCGCATTACATATGCAATCAGATGAAATCAAATAAAATAAACTATTCAATCGAATCGAATGAAGGAAATCGAATGGACAAGATGATTGCAATGTCTAAAAAAAGCGAAATTGATGGCGACTGGTAATGCCAGGGGGGGGAACCCCCACTCCACGCCTCAGGCGAGTTCCCACGCCCAGCGCTAATTTACACACAGGGGAAAAACGAGGTCGGCTGAAAATGAAAAAAATGGCAACAGTGACATCAAGAGGAGACCGCAGGGAGCAGCTTATGACGCTGGCCCAGCATATAGCAAAGAGGCTTGATTCATGCGAGTCGGACATGATATATGCGCAGCTTTCAAGGCAGTACAGGGATACCCTCAGGGAGATTGATGCCCTTGGCATAATCGAAGATGATGATGAAATAGGTGAGCTTATTAATGAAAGAAAGAGTGATGGGAAGTCAGGAGCCGTCCGCTAGGATATCGGCTGAATACGACTATACTGACGGATATGACGCTTCAAGGATACTGAGAGCTTCAAGGCTGTATCCTGACCCGTGGCAGGAGACGGTTCTTTGCGACTGGATGGCAAGAGAAGATGATGAATGGTCAAACTCGTCATGTAATCTTTCAGTTCCTAGGCAGAATGGCAAGACGCTCATAACAACAGGAAGAATTGCAGCAGGAATGATACTTTACGATGAATGGGTGATATATACCGCCCATTTGCAGAAGACTGCTACAGAAACATTTGCGGAGCTGAAGGCACTGTTTGAAAGCAGGGCGCTGAAGAAGTATGTAGCTGAGATAAAGGAAGCTTTAGGACGTGAGGTCATAAGGCTGAAGAGCGGAGCAAGATGCGTGTTTGTCGCAAGGACGAGAAATGGTGGACGTGGACTTCATGGTGACCTGCTTGTGTTTGATGAAGCACAGGAGCTCACTTCCGATCAGCAGGCTTCATTCCTTCCGGCAATTTCAGCGTCAAGAAATCCGCAGACAATATATCTAGGAACACCACCAGACGAGAACAATGACGGTGGTGTTTTTCGTTCAAACCGCAGCAAGGCGCTTGATGGAGGAACATCACGATCGTCGTGGATAGAGTTCTCAGTTGATGAGATAGGAGATGTCAGCGACAGGAAGAGATGGGCTTCAACAAATCCGGCACTTGGTAAGAGAATGAAGCTCTCGACAATAGAGTCGGAGTATGAGCAGATGGACGCTGACACGTTTGCGAGGGAACGACTCGGATGGTGGCAGCCAGTCGCGAAGGAAGCGATAGACCTTGCTATTGACAGGAGTAAATGGAACATGTGCATGAGCTCGTCATTCAAGCCTGAAGGAAAGACGGCATATGGAGTGAAGTTCTCTTCAGATGGAACTGAGGTTTGTCTATGCGGTGCAGTGACTCCATCTGACGGAAAGGCAAGAATAACGCTCATAGAGAGACGCTCGACAAGTTCCGGAATCCAGTGGCTTGCTGAATGGCTTAATGAAAGATACAAGATAGCTTCATGCGTTGTAATTGATGGAAGAAACGGAGTTGATCTACTCATAGAGAAGATTGCTCCAACATGGAAGTACAAAGGCTCAGTTATAAGAGCATCATCAAAGGATGCAATTGCATGTGCGTCAATGCTGATAAACGAGGTCAACGAAGGAACGCTGACATGGTATGAAGGACAGGAGCAGCTGAGCGAGAGTGCTACGACTTCAATCAAGAGGCCAATAGGCGGTGGATTCGGCTTTGGAGGAGAAAACTCAGCACCAATTGAGGCAGCAGCACTTGCGTTATGGGGAGCACGCACAAGCAGGCGTGACCCGACAAGAAAGATGAGGGTAGGTTAATGGGATTCAATGATTATCTTGTAATCGGAAAGGTGGCAGGGCTTGATGATGTAGAGCAGCAGGACCTTGACACGCTTGTCGATATTTTCAACAGGCATAGGTCAAACAATGACATAAAAGACAAGTACTATGATGGAATGATCACGCTAAGTGATGTCAACCTGGGCATTGCAATACCTGACAGCATGAAGAATATTGAGTTTGATTGCGGATGGGGTGCAAAGGCCGTTGACGTGCTTGCATCGCGATCAATGTTTGACGGATTCGTAGGAACGGGTGGAAAGAACAGCGACAGCGTGAATGCCATTGTCGAAAGAAACAATCTCATATATGAGTACTCAAAGGCATGTACTGACGAGCTGAAGTACGGATGTACGTTTGCCACGCTTTCGGAGGACGAGGATGGACTGACGGCAATACGTTTCCACTCTCCAAGAAGCGCAGCCGCCTTATGGAACGGAGAGAAAGGAAGAATCGGATGCGGACTAGCAATAATCGATGAGGTTTATGATGAGGCGCAAAGCAACTATTTGCCATCACTGGTCAATTACTATACTGATGAATTTACGATTGTACTTGAAAGAATCGGAGGCAGATGGGAGCCTGAATTTCATGATTATAGCCTTGGAAGGCCACTCATGGAGCCACTTATCTGGAATCCGACGACAGGGAAGCCATTTGGAAGGTCAAGGATTGACTCGCCAGTGAGAAATCTCATCAACAACTATGTAGGTGTCATGGCTGACATGAGGATTGCTGTTGAGTTTGACACAGCGCCTCAGAAGTACCTGCTTGGAGTGACTGATGAGCAGTTTGATTCAATCGTCAACAACAAGTTCAAGAACTACGTTGGTTCAGTGCTTGCTGCAACTGCTAATCCTGAGACTGGTCAGAATCCGCAGTTTGGGCAGCTTTCCCAGGGCAACATCGAGCCACACGTGCAGGCAATCAGGCTGATTGCAACACAGTTCTGTGCAATCACAAGTCTGCCGGTGACTGATGTAGGTATCATAAATGATGCCAATCCGACTAGCTCGGATGCCATTCTTGCACAGACGCAGAGCCTTGTATCACTGGCTGAGAAGCTCAATGCCGGAAATGGCATAGCACTTGTGAATATCATCAAGATGGCTATGGAGCTTGATGGAATAGATATTGATGAAAGCATCATTGCTCACTTCAGGAACCCGGCAATGCCTAGCGTATCAGTCACTGCTGATGCGGCAATCAAGATTGCATCAGCAAGACAGGGATTCTCTACAACTGATGTTTTTCTTGAGATGATTGGATTCGATCAGGCTGACATAAGAAGAATTCGCGCCCAGGAGAGAGAGGCGGTCGGAAGACAGCTGCTAAGCAACGAGTTCAGCCAGATTGCACAGAATACACTGAATGGAAATCAGCCTAATGTTGATAAGGAACAGAATGGCGGTAACTCAAATGAAGATATCACAAGCTAGCTGGGAGGCATACGTCAGCACGCTCGCAAAGATAAACAAAAAGGCAGCTGTCATGACGCAGGCTTACATTGACAGGCATGGTGTCGGAGACACGAAGAGGCTTGTTGATTTTGCAAATGAGGTTATCAAGACTTATGGAAGTGCAAACGGTGCTCTTGCTTGCCAGATGTACAATGAGCTTGCAAGGCTTCAGGATGCGAGCGTCCCGGATGCCGAGATGGCTGAACTGCCTGATTATCCGGAGGTTGCCAGGGCTGTATATGGAACTATCAATAATCAGCATTCAACGATACCGGCGACGGTTGAGAGAATGACGAAGCAGGTTGGGGCTGACACTATGCTCAAGAATGCAAGAAGGGACAATGCCGAGTGGGCCTGGGTGCCTAACGGAGCAGAAACGTGCGCTTTCTGCATAACGCTTGCTTCACAGGGATGGATGCCTGCTTCTAAGGCACAATTGAATGGAAGACATGCTGAACACATACATGCGAACTGCATGTGTGAGTTTGCAATTCGCTTTGATCGTGAAACAGAGATAGATGGATATGACCCTGACAAGTATTATGACATGTACATGAATGCTTCGGATGATAATGATTCAGTTAAGAAAATTAATGCACTGAGAAGAAAACTTTATGAAGCGAAAGGAGAAAATCATGACACAGGGACTTAAGCCACATCACCACCAGTACTTCGAGTACGGAATCAAATCACGCTACGACACTGAGAGAGGCGTCATGGTAAAAAACATAACATACATGTGCATGATATGCGGACGAATGACTCACGAAGTGTATGAGGAATATGTGCCACCTCCTAAGCAAAAGAAGCCAAAGGCACTTATGAGATACAAGAGAAATCATGGTGGATATAAATGATTCATATCATTTGTGGCGCACCATGTGCAGGCAAAAGCTGATATCGTGCTTATTGAAACTGCAAAAGATGAATGCCTGAAAAGGGCAAGCGAAAGACCGGATGGAACGAAAGAAGCAATTGAGAAATGGTTCAGCAAGGCTGGGCCGTTTATCAAACAAATGGCAACTCGTGCCAAAGAAGAAAAAACGAGGAATGACTCAAACATCAGGAGGAAATTGATGGATAAAGAAGAAAAGATTACTGTTCCTTCTACAACAGGAGAACAGGGCCGCACATTTACTCAGGATGAGCTGAACGCAATCCTAGGAGAAAGAATCAGCAAGGAAAAGAGCAAGTATGCGGATTATGAATCTTTGAAAGAGAAGGCTGCAAAGTTCGACGAACTTGAGGAAAAGAACAAGAGTGCTCTTGAAAAGGCAAACGAGGCAGCTGCCAGCTACAAGAAGGAGCTTGAAGAGCTTAAGAAGACCAACTCAATCAAGGAGATCAGGGCGAAGGTGTCAGACAGCATGAAAGTTCCAGCGTCGCTTCTTCACGGGACGACTGAAGAGGAATGCAAGGCCGAGGCAAAAGCTATCCTTGAATTTGCAAATCCTGGAGCGAGAAGAAGGATTCGCGATGGTGGCGATACGGGAAGAAACGCAAAGCAGTCAGCGAAGGACGCATTCGATACCTTCATGAATGAAAATTTTTAACATAAAGAGGAGAAAACAAAATGGCAGAATTAAAGACAGGAAGAGGAGCAATTGACCTACCAACAGAGGTATCAAGCGAGATCATCCAGAAGACACAGGAATCATCATCAGTAATGCAGCTTTCACGCAGTATCACGCTTCCAGGAAGAGGTATCACTATTCCAGTCATTGCAGGTGATCCTGAACCGGCATGGGTCAATGAAACTGAAAAGAAGAAGGTTGCTGACCCTCAGCTATCAACAAAGAAGATGACAGCATACAAGATGGCCGTCATCGTTCCGTTCTCAATGGAATTCCGAAGAGACAACTCAGCACTCTATAATGCACTTGTCAACAGACTTCCACTAAAGCTTGCTGAATTATTTGACGCTACAGTATTCGGTAAGGTTGAAAAGCCAGGCGAGAACTTTGACCAGCTTTCATCTGCTGCTGCTTATGACATCTCAAAGAACACTTACGACGGCCTTGTTGCTGCTGATACGGCTATTGCCGTCGCTGGATACGCTTCAAACGGATATGTAATCTCACCACAAGGAAAGGGGATTCTGTTAGGTGCAAAAGATACTACAGGAAGACCTTTGTTCATCAATTCTGTTGCTGAGGGAGCAGTGCCAATGATTCTCGGAACTACAACAATGCAGACAAAGGGTGCATATGTCGCAAAGGGAGCTTCGACACCTGAAATTGTTGGAGCAGTAGGCGACTGGACACAGGCAGTCGTTGGAAATGTTTCAGGCATCCAGGTATCAGTATCAGATCAGGCAACTCTTGATACATCAGCAGGCACAATCAACTTGTGGCAGCAGAACATGTTTGCCGTAAGAGCCGAGATTGAGCTTGGATTCAGATGCAATACTGAAGCGTTTGCAAGACTTGCAAACGGAACAGCTGCATAATGACTGAGCTTAAGCACTGTTCATTTGATGTCGTCGTATGGGTTGATGATAGCCGAGTAGATGAATATCTAAAATTAGGCTATCATCTGCCTTCATCATCAAAAGAGAAGCCAAAGACAGCCAGGAAGACGGCAAGAAAGAGCCAGCCTAGGAAAGGGTGATGCCTATGAAACAGTATGTGACTGTTGAAGAGATTGAAAATGGATACCGCAAGCTGAGTGAGGATGAATCAAGATTATGCGATGACCTCATTGCCGAAGCCAGTGTGCTTATTGACGCATACGCATTGTCGGCTGATGAAGAAATCAAGAAGATTGTTGCAAAGAGAATGATAAGAAGAGCAATCGCAAGCAGCGGAGCAGGAACTGTGCCGTTCGGTTCAAATGGCGGAACAGTGTCAGCAATGGGATACTCACAGTCGTTCACAATGACAGGAACGGTTGGAGAGGTTTATCTTTCACGTGCTGAAAAGAACATGCTTGGGAGCAAGGCAAGAATTGGATTTGCCAGTCCGATTGAAGAGGCAAAGGCATGATTAAGGGTATTGATGTAGTTCTTATTGAACGAACGTCAACAGGAAAAAAGGACGACTTCAATATGGAAGTATTTGAAGAAAATGAGCCGGTCATCATCCACAACGTACTTGTCGGAAGTCCGACAAGCGAGGAAATCGTTGATACGCTAAATCTTTATGGTAAAAAGATTGATTATGTCATTGCAGTGCCAAAAGGAGACGAGCATAGATGGGAGAACTCACGTGTGAAATTCTTTGGCAGGACTTTCGAAGTCGTAGGAATTCCTACAATGGGTATAGAGGAGAACATACCGCTATGCTGGAACAAGAAAGTGAAGGTGGAGGCAATTGAATAGCTTCAGGTTTGAGCTTGACAGTGCTGGTGTAGTCGAGCTGATGAAGTCGGAAGAGATGCGTGCAATCCTTGAGCAGCATGGCTCAAACGTACAGTCATCAGCTGAAAACATGCTTGATGACAGCGTAGCGATGAACATCGTTGATTCGCGAGACCGTGCGAAGGCAATTGTTTCTGTTGAGGGAAACTCGGCATACTTCAAGAACCTTGAGACAAATGCGCTTCTTAAATCATTGGGAGGAGACTGATCATGATAGAGAAGACAGTACTTGGACATCTCAGCAGATGTCTTGAAGTGAAATGCTACATGGAGCGACCGCCTTCAGCAGATCTTCCATTCATCCTTGTTGAAAAGACGGGAGGCTCAAGAAACAATTATCTTGATGGTGCGACTTTTGCAATCCAGTCATACGGAAGGACGATGCTTGAGGCAGCGGAATTAAATCAGCTTGTAAAGAATGCAATGAATCATCTTGCTGACAGCGTTGAAGTTTCAGCGTGTCATCTCAACAGTGATTACAATTTTACTGATACACGTACAAAAGAATACAGGTACCAGGCAGTGTTTGACATATCCTACTGGGATTAGTCAGCTGCCTTTTTTTCTTGAAGGGAGAAAACAAAATGGAAAAGAACAACGTTAATTTTGGAAAGCCTAAAGTTGGAGGCGCAATCTTCATTGCACCGCTTAACGAAACAGCAGCGCCAACAATGCCAAAGAGTGCGAAGGAAGAGCTTGGAGCAATGTTCAAAAACGCAGGATATGTTGAGGACGGAGGAATCAAGAGCACAATCAAGAAGGATGTTGACATCAAGTACGCGTGGGGAGGAACTGCTATTGGTGCAAACAACAAGAAGACTGAAGTGGCAATGCAGATTCCGCTGATTGAGTCACGCAATGAGGATGTACTGAAATTCGTTTTCGGAAACAGCAACGTAAAAACTGACGAGAACGGAATTGCAGTTGACATCAACGGAAATGATGAAACAGAGTGGATGGTTGTCATCGACATGGCGACAAGGGGCGGTAAGGTTCATAGAATCGTAATTCCTGATTGCATCATCACCTCGCTTGGTGATATCTCGTACAAGGATGACGATATCGTCAAATATGAAACAACTGTAACGGCACTTGAATATGACAACAATGGCAACTATCAGAAGGAATATTGGGAGAAATAGGATATGGCAATCGTAAAGGGAACTACAAAGACAGGATTTGAATATGAATATGATGAAAAGATCCTTCATGACTGGGAGCTTACAAAGCTCATGGCAAAGGCGGAAAATGATGATCCTGCTGCAAGCGTTCAGATTTTCTATTTTATCCTGGGTGAAGAAGGTGTAAAGAAGCTTGAGGAGCACTGCTCTAAGGGAGGAAAGAACAGGGTCACTGTCGAAAGAATGACTAACGAAATAAAGGACATCATTATGAACGACAGTGAGACAAAAAACTCACAAGCCTAGCGTATGCGATGGCAAGATACGAAGACGAGCTAATATGCGATATGGCTCGTTTTTATCATATCTACAGCTATCGCGAACATGACCCCGTATTAATCGCAACCTTATTTGGGGGGCTAGGTGACGATTCAAGGGTTGCCATGAAGATGAACAATATGATGTGTGACAATATGACGTACATACTCGCAATGATAAAGGATGAACTTGCCGCAATAAACTATAGTCTTTCAGCTGACGAGCAAAGGGAAAAACCGGAATTACTTACTGAAAGGCTGATACAGACGGCTGATGAAATGAAGAAAAGCGAGATGAGTACAGGCTTCGACAGTATAGAGAGCTTCAATGAATGGTACGCAGGAAAGGTAGGTAATGAAAATGGCAGATCTTGGTAAGGCATATGTCCAGATCGTTCCGTCGGCGCAGGGAATTAGTGGATCTATCACGAACGTCCTGAAAGGCGAGGCAGGAATTGCCGGAAGCACTGCCGGAAAGCAGGTCACGGATGCTGTAACGAAGTCTATATCAGGTGCACAGACATCATGGACCTCATCGCTCGCAAAGGTTGGCGGAATTATTGCTGGAGCCTTCGCAACGGCAAAGGTCATTGCGTTTGGTAAGGCATCCGTTGATGCAGCAAAAAGTTCTGAACAGGCAAACACGAAGCTGAATACGATCCTCAAACAGAGAATCCACGCATCGGATGAGAACATCAAGAGCGTATACAACATGATCTCAGCTCAGGGAAAGCTTGGAGTTGTAAGCGGAACTGCACAGAAGAGCGGTGCTCAGCAGCTGGCTACTTTCCTAAGCTCCACAAAATCGCTTAATGTGCTGATTCCGGCAATGAATAACCTTGCCGCACAGCAGAAGGGCGTCAATGCAACGTCAGAGGACATGATTAACTATGGGAACATGTTCGGTAAAGTAATGCAAGGACAAACAGGAGCGCTGAAGCGTGTCGGCATCACATTTGACGAGCATCAGGAGAAGGTACTAAAGACTGGGAACGAGTACCAGCGTGCCGCAATGCTTGCCGAGATTATCAGAAACAATGTCGGTGACATGAACCAGGCAATGGCAAATACTGATTCTGGAAAGATCAAGAAGGCTGAGATGAACTTCGGAGCACTCAAGGTTGCCGTAGGTCAGCGATTGCTTCCAGTTGTTGCCGAGTTCAAGAGCAAGCTTGGAGATGTTGCAGGATTTATCACGACGAGCGTTCTTCCTAAGTTCGACAGGTTCACGAAGTGGTTCAGCAGCGAGGCAAAGCCAAAGATAGACCAGTTTTCGTCGGCGCTTTCAAAGACGCTGAAGCCAGCTTTTGAGCAGGTAGGCAAGTTCATAGAGAAGACGCTCATTCCTAATCTTGAGAAATTCGGAAAGTGGATATCGTCAAACAGGGCAACTATTGGACTGCTTGCAAGCGTCATCGGTGGCGTTGCAGTGGCGCTTGCAGCGCTTAATGCAGCAAGTGCGGTAATAGGAGTCATTGCCGGCGTTGTAACGGCACTCAAGGGAGTATTCACGGCACTGTCAATGATAAAGAGCGTATCAGGAGTGTTTGCACTCATCAAGCTGGGAATTGCTGCCATTGGAGGACCGGTCACAATTGTCATCGGTGTTATCGGTGCACTTGTTGCCGCATTCACATATCTGTGGAATACGAATGAAAGCTTCAGGAACGGTGTTATTAGCATCTGGAATGGCATCAAGACGACAGCTTCATCGGTTTTCGGTTCTATCGCTTCGACGATATCAGGCGTATGGAATGCCATAACGGCAGGAGTTTCTACGGCATGGAATGGCATCAAGAACATCATTTCTACCGTATGGAATGCAATTTCCAGCGTTGTAAGCGTCGGAGTGAATGCCGTCAAGACGGTCATGCTTGTTGTCTTTGCGCTCATCATGAATCTTATAGTTCCAATAATCAATGGATGGCTCAATGTGTTCAAGACTGTATTCAATGCCATCAGGACAGTCGTGACGACTGCAGTCAATGCCGTCAAGACTGTCATAACAACAGTATTCACAGCCGTGTCTAGAGTCGTGTCTACTATATTCAATGGAATCAAGAACGTGGCGACAACAGTATGGAATGGCGTGAAGGCTGCTGTTAGCGGCCCTGTCAATGCCATCAGGAGCGTCGTGTCAAGCGTCTTTGGAGCAGTGAAGAGCACTGTCAGCAGCATATTCAATGGAATAAAGTCAACGACTTCTAGTGTATGGAATGGAATAAAGAATGCCATAACATCACCAATTACAGCTGCAAGGGATACTGTCAGCAACATCGTCAACAAGATCAAGAGCACTGTAAAGAACATCTTCAACGGAATAAAGCCTAAGCTGAATCTTTCGCTTCCTCATATCAGCGTATCAGGTGGAACTCCTCCATGGGGTATTGCCGGAAAGGGAAAGCTTCCATCATTCAGCGTAAAGTGGTACAGAAAGGCAGAGGATAATCCTTTCATGTTCAGAAGTGCTACATTATTCGGCGCTGGCGAGCACAATGACGAAATATTGTATGGCAAGTCAAGCTTGATGAGGGATATCAGAAACGCATCAGCATCAGGCAACAGGGACATCATTGAGAAGCTCGACGAGGCAATCGAAACGCTCAAGAAGCTGACAGGACTTGATATCAAGCTTGTCGTAAATGGCAGACAGCTAGCATACGAGATGGTTGATGATATCGATCAGGCACTTGAAAAGAAAAGAAGATGGAGAAAGTAGACTATGAACATTGAGAGATACGAAAGAAAGATAGGCAATGTGAAATTTGGAAGTCATGACATGCTTCGTGATTACGGGGTAATCATGACTTCTTTTGATATTGGAATGCCTTCTCAGAAGAGATCTTCTATCGAGGTGCCAGGAATGGATGGAGTCATTGACCTGACATATGTTATCAGCAATCAGAAGATATATGAAAACAGGCCGGTATCAATGACATTCGAGATACTATACAGGAACGGTGCTGATTTGTGGAACATACATGAGAGAATTGCAAATGATTTGCATGGAAACGAGATGGACATCCGTCTGTCATTCTATCCAGGTTGGCATCTTGAAGGAAATGTCAGCGTTGATGGACTGAGCATGAATGACGGTACGGCAACATTCAAGGTTACATGTGACTGCAATCCATACTTCATCAGAAACAGCCTGACGAGAGCAACATATGCCGTAACAGGCACAATGGATGTTTATATAAGGAATGCAACGCGATGGACCATCCCGTCAACTGAAGTGACAGGAACCGTATCTGTAAAGACTGATGATGCAGCTGTATCGCTGAGCACTGGAAAAGCAAGGAATGCTGCAATCGTGCTCAAGAGCGGACTGAACAGAATAACTCTTGGAGGAAGCGGGACAATAACATTTGAGTACCAGGAGGCAAGGCTTTAAATGTACAGGATATATATAGATGGGAACCTTGCATACAGCCCGTATGAAAAGGAGTTTGCTGTATATGATGCAAAACTGTCGGTAGAGCAGAATCAGCCTGATACGTTCGAGTTTACGCTTCCATTTACAAATCCATTTGTCAACAGCATAGAGAAGATGTGCACGGAGGTAAGGATGCTTCGTGATGATGAGCTCATGTTTGTCGGAGTTGCTTGTGAGGATACGCTTAATTTTGACAACAGCAGGACAGTTAAATGTAAGGGCGACCTATATTTTCTCAGCCAGTCAATTATCCGACCTTATTCTTTTCAGGGGAGTGTTAAGGATTATTTCAAGCTACTCATAGATGCTCACAATGCTGAGAGTGAAAGAAAATTCTATGTCGGCAGCGTGACTGTCACTGATCCTAACGACTACATCACTCGTGCATCAAGCGATTATCCTACTGTATTTAAGGAAATCACTGACAAGTGCATTGGAATAATGGGTGGTTATCTTGTCATCCGTTATGTGGACGGAAAGCGATACATCGACTATCTCGATGACTACACTACAGTAAATGAGCAGACAGTTGAGTTTGCCATGAACATAAGTGATGTAAATGTAGACAGTGACGTGCTTGAGCTGGCAACAGTACTCATACCAAGAGGTGCAAACATTGAAAGCGGAGGAACTGAAGAAGATCAGCAGTCAGCCGAGAAGCGCATAGACATCACTTCGGTAAATGATGGAAAGGACTATATACAGGATGATGAGTCAGTTGCAAGATACGGAAGAATAATGAAGGTAGAGACATGGGACGATGTGACGCTGCCTGAAAATCTTCTTAAGAAGGCAAAGAAAAAGCTGAAGGAGCTTTCAAGCATGACGAAGGTGATAACGCTCAAGGCTGTTGACGTGTCAGCTGTAAGGAATGTATCTCCATTCAGCCTTCATCAGTACATTCATGTAATTTCAAAGCCAAATGGAATTGATGATCTTTATCTTCCGACAAAGATAGACATGAACATTTTCAGTCCTGAATCAAACTCTATAGAGCTGACGGTCTCGTCAATGACGAAAAATGAGACAAATGCGAGAAGGACGGTTCATGGAAGCTTCATCGATACGACTGGATCTGTTGAAAACAATACTTTTGACAAGCTGAACAGGATTGTAGATGATTACAGTTCGAGGATATGGCAGGAAAAGAACATAATCTCAGCTGAGGTTGCTGAATCGGTCAGCAGGAAGGCAAGAGTAACTATGGCACCGAATGCGCCTACAAATCCAAATATAGGCGATTTATGGATTAATACTGATGGCAATGTCATGTCATTCTACAGCGGTATCGAATGGATTGACGCAACGAATGAAGGCCTTGAAAAATTCATCAACACAACATTCAGGACATATGTCGAACAGACATCAAAACAGCTCAGCTTTGTTATCGAGTCATACACTTCAAGAATTGACTCAGTTGAAAACAGTCTCACTGAGCAGCTGAAGCCGGTGCGAACATACTTCACGATGAAAGACGACGGTCTCCACATAGCAAAGAGCGGAAGTTCTTCTGAGATAGTATATGGCAATGACAAGATTTCGCTTTGCGAGTCGGGACAGGAAATTGCATATATCAAGCAGCACAAAATGTATATAACGGACATAGAAGTCACGAACTCGCTGAGAATCGGCAACTATGCATTCAGTCCTAGAAAGAATGGCAGCGTCGATTTCAAACTCTATAAGAAGGAAGGTACTAGTTAATGGCTTCAGGGACTATATGGGGGTCAACTTCTAACAGATACATATCTATGAAGATTGACTGGTGGGAATCATCGGTATCAACTGAAGGAAACAGTTCAGTAGTCTATGCTAGGCTTTCTTACATGAAATCTAGAAGTTCAACTGCAAGGACGGATGGGACTTTCAATGGAAGCGTATCGATAAACGGAAGCACAAAGACATTTAGCTTCAGGATGACACTGAATGCAAACAATTCATGGGTTGAGGCAGGAACGCATTCAGTGACAGTCGGTCATAATGATGACGGAACGAAGACAATATGGATTTCAGGAAACGGCAGCATTGGTGGCACATCGTTCAGTTCTTCAAGTGCAGGCGGAAATGCCACACTTACAACCATCGCAAGAGCATCACAGCCATCAGTCAACACGTGGCCGAATTCCAGTCCAAACATCACGGCAAATGATCAGTGCATCATCCACATGAACCGCAAGTCTTCGTCTTTTACGCATACAGTGAGGTATGCATACGGAAGCATGTCTGGAACAATTGCGACGGGTGTTACTGACAACTGCTGGTGGAAGATTCCTATCGAACTTTGCACGCAGACTCCTAACTCAACAGTAGGATATGGAAATATCTATGTTGATACATATGCAGGATCAACATTCATCGGAACAAAAAGCACTGGTATAACAGTTCACGTTCCGGACCAGGTAAGTCCTAATATGGACAAGTTCACAATCACTAACGAAAGCGATTTGCTGAACGGTGTTTTTGTTATGAGAATCAGCAAGATGAAAATTGATGTGAGCGCAACAGGTCAGTATGGTTCGACGATAAAGGAATATATGGTCGTTTGCGGTGATAACAAGGTGCATAACGAGAATTCTTTTACGAGTGATACCATAAATGACATGATTGACAGTGAATATGAAGATATAACTGTGAGAGCAAGTGCAACTGATTCGAGAAACAGGAGCATAGACGTAAGCAAGACAGTGAGATTCTACAAGTACGAAAGTCCAAAAATAAGCGGACTTTCAGTAGAAAGAACAGACAAAAATGGAAATCTTGATGAAGATTCGGGAGAGTACATCAGCTGGTCATGCAGCATGTCGATATCGAGTGTCAATAAGATGAACGCGATGAGCTATAAAGTCGAGTACTCCATTGATGGAAAAAACTGGACGGAGCGAAACGTTGGATCATCGTCAGCAGGAACCGTAACTAGAACAGAGAAAGGCATTTTTGCAGCCGACCCTGACAAGACTTACATCGTAAGAGTCACGGTCAGCGACAAGATTGGAAGCGTATCAGTAGATACCACAGTCAATCCGACTTTCACGCTTGTCAACTTCTCGGCAGGCGGAAGGGGAATAGCAATTGGAACTACTGCTGAAGAGAATAAAGTGAAGGTAAAGCCTGGAATGTTAAGCACAGGTGACCAGCACGATCTTGTGATGGCAATCTACAGGATGATGATTGCAAATGTCCTCATGAGAGATGATTATGACAAGTCAGTCAAGGATGATACTGAGGCAATCTATAAGAAGAACGGAGGAGTGTTATGAGGAACTACGATCTCATAGAAAGAGCTGTTGGAACTCTTACGTACCTTGACTCGGAAGTCATAGGCGAGGGAGCAGAGCTCTATGTCGAGTTTCAGGAGATGTTCAGCCATCCAGATGACTATGTTTTAGTGGCATGGGCGCTTGTCAATGAGAACTACGAAGTTGTCCATAACTCGGATATCACTTTCGTAGAGTACATAAAGCAAGATAATTGCGTACACATAAAGAAAGTGAATGCCTCTATTTACTCAGTTGACGGCTGGCATGTAAGAGCGTTCTTCTTGAGAACAAAGATAACGAAGGAGGAAACTGCAAATGGCTAATTTTACAATCACGAGAAACGGTTTATATGCAGAACTGCTAGAAGATGCGCATTTAGGGCAGTCTTCTGAAAACATCACTGTGGCAGTGAAGGATGATGGAAGCTACAGTGGATACACAAAAAGGCTGTATTACTCATATTGCTATCATAACGAAGTGCATCGTGCTTTAAGTGCTGTAAATTCAAACAGCGAGTACGTCATACCAGTACAGGCTTTTTTTGAGCCTGGCATAGTAAAGCTTTCGGTTGAGCTTTCAAATGGGACGAACCGACCAACATGTAACGCTTGCTTTTTAATCGTAACTCATGGAGCAAAGGATGTTGACGCGAGCGTGCTGCCAAGTGAAAAGACTTGGCAGGAGTATGTTGATTCGTATCTTGCAAAGGCAAGAGAAAGTGCGCTCAAAGATATCGAGAATCAGAGATCGTTTGCAGTTAGCGGAATTAATAAGATTGGAAATGATACGTTATCATCAGTCATTGCAAAGGCCGCAAGCGCAACGAAGGATATCGATAATAAGGCAAAAAATGCAATTGCGAGCATACCATCAGACTATGCATTGCTGACATCAAAGGTAAGCTCTCTTAAGCTTTACCGAGACAACGAAGGATATCTATGTGAGGAGGAATAGCAAAAATGTCAAATCGAATTTTTACTGATGATACTGCAAAAGCTATGCTGCGAGAGCTTGCATATCAGAGATACAGCTCAGCGCAGTATGACTCGCTGAGTGCTCTTGAGAAGCAAATTGGAGCTGAATACGACTCTCATCGAAACGGAAAGGTATACGCGACGAAATTGTGGAAGTTTGCAAAGAATCAGACTTCCTCAGGTGAAAGATTGCTTGATTCGGTAGGCAAGACGTGCACGCCTTCAACTGATTCAACAGTCGGTCAGGACGACTTTTTGAATGACAGCCCGATTTTTCAGTGGGCTCGCTGCAACTATACGAGGGATGATGACGGCACTGCAAGAATCAAGGCACTTGAGGGAATGCCATCATACAGGACAGAAGGCGCATGCGATGTCGGTACGATTGCAGCGACATTCTATTGGAAGTGCGAGGAGCATTCTGAATACGACATCATATACATGAGTGACAGTCCTAACCATGCATTGGGGCTTGTACCTTTCGGACTTGCTGTTAAGGATGGAATGGTCATGCCATATTACATAATCAGCTCATACTCAAGCGTTATTGCGAGTGATGGAAATGTACGAAGCCAGCCAGGACTCGCTTCTGTACATGATCAGTCATACAATGACTGCATCACGGCATACCAGAAGAAAGGCAAGGGCTACTGGGGTGGAGGGAATGCCGAAAACCTCCACGCTATTCTCTTCATGATTATCAAGTACGCTACAAAAAATTCACAAAATATAATGCGTGGATGCAGTGAGTTTAATACCCAGTCAAAAGTCGCAAAGGCTGAAAGCAATACTAAGAGAGTTCTCGTATCAGACAGAGGAAAATTCTATGAAGGATGCTGCGTATCTGTAGGAGACGGTACAAGCAATGACAGAAACATGAGTGCAGCCAATAATATTGCTAACCGTGTGAGAGTAAAAAGCATTGATGAGGTAACGATTGACAGCGTGAAGTACTATGCGCTAAATCTCGATGTGCCATCAACAATTACAACGACTGCTAACAGCCTTGTTTCATCAATGCCATGTTTTTCGGGCGAGACTGACAAGGTTATTGGACGTTATGACGGTTCGTATTTAAATAACACTGACGGCAACCATACTTTCCGTATTCACGGAGTTGAGTACATGTGGGGACAATATGTCGTGATCTGCGACACAGTTCTTTACAAGCAGGGGGACGCATGGGAAGTTTTCTTAGCTCCAAAGGGAACGGCACATGTCGCTAACGCACATACTGGATACGTATGTGAAGGAAAGATACCTTATAATAACGGCGCGGATGTCTATGGCGGAGATTACGGATTCTCATCAAGAGCATACTTTATCAAGGCACTTGGCTCTTCTTCGTCAAGTGGTACTGGCGACATCATCTATGAAGGAGGAACTAGTGTTGCTGATGGGGAATTGCGAGAATTCCTAACTCTCGGCGGCCTGTGGAACGGGGCTGGCGCTGGCCTGGGCTTCGTGACCTGCGGGTACAGGCTTGGCACCCGCAACTGGAACTTTGGCTCTCGCGACTGATTAACGCTGTGTTAAGGGGTGAATTTTTGCAAGGCAAAAAGAGGGGAGAAATCCCCTCAAAATAATATGAATTTTAGGGTATGTCATCCGCCTCTCGGCAACCTGAGGAACGGGGCTAACGCTGGCCTGGGCATCGTGAACTGCAGGAACAGGCTTGGCAACCGCAACTGGAACTTAGGCTCTCGCGAGTGAATTGCATTAAAATCCATCTTTTCAGCTGATGGTGGCCGAAATGCCATAATAAAAACATCGGATGTCATGCATGGCATGAGATACTGCCGTCGGTAATTATACCGCCTTTCCAGATGGAAAAACTGGCTGAAAATACCAGGCGGGCTAGTAGATGAAAATTGAAAGCTCGCATCCAGCAAAATCAGTAAAGGAATAAAGTGATGAATGAAGCGAAAATGCAAAAAAATTGATATAAGCGATGTGAGATTCATAGAATCGTGCGCGGATGAATGCATAACGCGAAAAGGAAGAAAAGCCTATGAAAGAAGCGATGTTAGAAGGCTCTTCAATGAATTCGGGGATTTACATAGCTTTGCGATAGATATGTCAAGAAGAATAAAGGCACATGAGCTGAATCTTGTGAATGTCAGGTACATGATAAGGACTGACCGTTCAAACGACAAGAAACGATTAATCATGATCGAGGACATAGAGCAGCAGATACTTGACTATGTAGTCTACAATGCCTTGGAGGAACTTGAAAGTTACATCGGTCACTATCAGATAGCATGTCGAAGTGGCATGGGTCCTATCTATGGAGTACGTGTCATCTATGGATGGCTGAAAAGCGACGATACGATACGCTATGCCATCAAGGCTGACATAAAAAAATGCTATCCTTCGATAAAAAAAGAATTGATGATGGCATGGCTTAATCGTCATGTAAAAAATGACGAGTTACTGTGGCTTATCAAAGAGCTTCTTTCGACTTGTGACTACGGGCTTCCAATCGGTTCATACATGAGCATAAGGCTTTGTGCACTGTATGTGGCTGACTTGTATCATCACATCGAAGGCACCTATTTCACAACGAGAAGAGGTAAAAGGAAGAACGTCTTCTCACATGTGATGATTAATCTCGACGATATCTATATCTTCGGAGCTAATGCGAAGGAAATGAACAAGGCGTTTGGAAGCGTCATGGAGTACTCGAAGGAAGCTCTTGGACTTGAAATAAAGGATGACTGGAAGATGCTTTCCTTTTCCAAACATGACAGCAACGCACATATCGATGCACTGGGATATAGAATCTATAGAAACCGCGTAACGATGAGAAGACGAAATTACGTCAAGCTGAAATCATCAGCAAGGCGATTCGGCAAATCTCATAGCGTAAAAGATGCACGATCGTTCCTGGCAAGGGAAGGAATGTTTGCAAGACATACGAATTCAAGAATTTTTTGCAAGAAGTACAATATTTATCACTTGAAGAGATATGCGAGAAAGGTGGTATCAGAACATGACAAAGGCAATGACAACAGAAAGGCAGGAAGCAGTACAGGTATCAAGAGTTGATGATATGACATATGTCTACATTTATCTCAACGAAAAAGAAGTGAAGAGAGAAGCACTGAGTGAAAACGAAAGTGAGACAGTGCAGTATGAATATGATTACAACGAGTTCAGCTTCAGCGGTGATGCACTAGACATTAATGACATCAAGGAACATCCTGAGAACTACATGGAGGCACTTACTGTAGAAAAGAAGGTACATGAAGCAGTGCCTACAATCGAAGAAAGAGTAAGTGCAATCGAGGAAATGCTGCTTGCTGAGATGGGAGGCGACGTTGCATGAGTGCTAAGAAAAGATTTTTGACGCTACAGTATCGAATGAAGAGAATCACAGCACAGGACGTTGTAAACATGATTAAAATCGGAAGCGTCACTGAAGAAGATATCCCCGATAACTTAAAAGAAGAAGTGGAGGAAATGCTCGATGCAAAGAGTGACAGTAATAAAGCTCAATAATGACGATATCAAAATGATTCTTTCAAAGCATTTTGATGTGCCTTTAGAAAAGGTGAAGTCGACTGGATACAGCTATGAAATTATCGCTGACGAAGAGAAGGAGACTGTAAAAGATGGAAATGATAATTAACTCACTGCCAAAAATGAAATTTGTAAGCGAATTTGTTTTCTATCTTGTCCCATTGATTTTTATGTTATGCGACATTGTTTCAGGACTTGCAAAGGCATACGTTCAAAAGAATGTAATCTCGCACAAGATGAGAAGCGGCATCATCAAGAAGTGCGGTGAAATGATGATTATCGTTCTGACAGCCGTAGTTGTATATTCGGTACAATGGCCTCATCAGATAATTGCTATCGTTTCAGTATACATGATCTTGATGGAGATCATATCAATCATGGAAAACCTTGATGGAATCGGAGTTCCAATCCCAAAATGGATTGAGAAGACAATCAACAACGTCGCTGAAGAAATTGATAATGGTGACGTTGCAAAGATGAAGAGTGATCTCGACACATACTATGAAGTTGCTAGATACCTTTGTGAAAAGGAAGGCACGACAATTGCCGAAGTTGTTGAGGAAAACAAGAATGAAAAACAATAAGGAGGAAAACAAGGAAGATGGCAAACAATATAAATGACGTTTTAAAAGTATTCAAATCATGGAACGGAGCAAGAGAAGGCGGGGCAACTCATAAGAATATCCTGGCAATCTATAACAATCACCAGCCACTTGCGAGAAACTATAGGGTGACAACAAAGGACTCATGGTGTGCCACTTCCGTAAGTGCTGCATTCATCAAGGCTGGTGCAGTTGATGCCCTTAAAGGCGGGACGGAGTGTTCATGCGGCAAGATGGTAGAACTTGCAAAGCGTAACGGATTATGGGACGGCAACTGGAAGAGAACGCCAGTAGTTGGCGATATCGTCATGTATGACTGGAACAAAAAGCATGGATGGCCTGAGCATGTGGGAATCGTTACAGCTGTAAATGGCTCATCCTTCACGGTAATAGAAGGCAACAAGAACGATGCCGTAGGATACAGAACGGTAAGCACTGCCAGTGCTTCGATTGCTGGATTCATCCGTCCAGCATATGGAGCAGCACAACCACAACCACAACAACAACCACAACCAAAAACACAGCCTAAGCCTTCACCAAAGACGTCCGGGACTGAAAACGTAAGAAAGGCCCAGCACTTTGCAAACGTGTTTGTTGATGCCGGCATCAAGGAAGACGGACTGCTTGGCCCAAATACCAAGAAGGCAATGATTAAGGTTCTTCAGAAGTGCCTTAACATTGATTATAAAAAGAATCTCGCCATCGATGGATTCCCAGGTAAGCATACACATGATGTGCTAGGACACCATTACGTCAAGAGAGGAGAGAAGCAGTATCTTGTCACATTTGTTGAGTGTGCACTCAGTGCACTTGGATATAATGTCCTTGGCATCGAAACTCCAGGCATCTTCGGAGCAGGACTTGAATATGCGGTAAAGCAGGTACAGGAAAGAGGAGGACTCAATGCTGACGGCATAGCAGGACATAGCACGCTGAGATATGTCATCTCATTGTTGTCGTAATCATGATGTACAGATACTTCATCGTCATGATCGAGAGCGGCGCACCAACTGCCGAAGGGGAGATTCTCGGCATGGACTATTACGCAATTCCTCATATCGTAAAGGACGAAAATAAAAGCGCTCTTATTGAAGTATGGGATGATGACCGCAAGCTCTCGTACCACACATTTGCACTGAAGCATCTCGATCACGAGCACTGCTTATAGATTTCTCGTTGCACTCGTTTGCAACGGAAACAAATATCGTTGCATTAATATGAAAATATCCCAGGGATTCAATTCCCTGGGAGCTTTTTTATTTGTTTGCCTTTACGATGTCATTGACGTATCTACTAATGCCGCCCATCTTCGCTGTCAGCTTACGCATATTATCATACGAGAGCCCTTTTCCTGTAGAACTGTAGTTGCGGTAGCTCTGATATGGCACTTGTGCCATATCGCAAATTTCACGCATGTTGAAGGCTTTGCCGATATGTTTCATGACACTGTCGAATATATACTCGTCATTCCAGTCAGTATATCTTTGCTGCCATTCAGTGAGAATCTTTCTATCATTTTCACTTATATTGGTATTCAGCAATTTCTCTATCAGTTCAAGATGTTCTCTAAATGACATATCATCAAAGATGTTAGACACGCAGTCGAACTCATAGTCATATGTCGTATTGAATGCTTGAGGTGCAAGCCTCTCAATAATTTTTCTATATTCTATTTGATTAAGCTTCATATTTCTTTTCCTCCTATTTGTTTACACTTTTCATGAAATCGTCCCACATTTCGTCAGGATCGTCATAATCATGATAGTTCAATCCTGCCTTTTCAAGAGCCTCTTCATAGTCTTCAGCTGGGATTGCGTCCCAGCTTTCAGCATTTTCAACTGCTTCAATAAATTCATTGATATTATTATAATTACTTAATACTACTTCTTTCATAACCATTCTCCTCTATTTTTCATGTATTCTCTGATTTTTCTTTTTGCACTTGCGTCTGTCAATCCACTAACACTGAATTGTAATGTTCCTTCAAGCTGTTTACGTTCATTTCTTACACAATTAATATGAAATATTCCATCTCCTTCATTGTTCGTACAATAATAGATGTCCCAGTCCTTGTCTGTCGTCCACTCCCAACGATTGTCTTCTTTCTTATAGCGTAAATTCTTTTTTGATGACTTAGTTTTCATATTTATTCCTCCTAAATTAAATGTATCTCAATGAAATGTCCTTTAATGTAAGTATATACTGTATGTTTCACATAAGGGTTTTCCATAAATTTTTCTTTTGCTTCTTTGACTATTTGTTCAAGCTGTTGTTTCCCAATAAGTTCCTCAACTTTCTCTTGTGTAACTCTCTTATTGTCTAAATAGACTGTCATTTTTTCCTCCTAAAATGTGGTGTTGTAGTGTTATCGCCTCACTTTTTTTGTTAAATTCTCACAAGGAACTTGCTTACCACTGCTTTTGCAATGACCTTATCACCAATATTATTGTCAGCAAATCGAACATGAAGTGTATTTTCATCAGTACTCATGATCAATCCTTCACCCCATTTTTTATGATAAACTTTATCAAGTGATAC